CCATCTTCGTTGACGTAGTACCAGCCTCCTTCGACTTTGACAAGTTCTTTTGAAGACATTTCGCCGTTCTCTTCTTTGAGATGGTATAGTTTGTCCTTGTATTGAACCCAGCCAGTGACCATTGCTCCTGAAGCATCAAGATAGTACCATTTACCATTCACAAGCACCCAACCAACGGCCATTGCGCCGTTTTCTTTGAGGTAGTACCATTTGCCATCATCCTTCAACCAGCGAGAAGCTATTGAATAACCTCTCTCGTTGAAGTAATACCAGATACCATCAATCTTTTTCCACTCTTCTTTTGGATAAGATCCATCGGGGTATTCATACCACCATCCAGTATCATTTCTTTTCCATTTGGGCTTAGCTTCTTCATCATCTAATAAAACAATATTCTTGTCGTACGGATTTGAAGAGTATTGCCACCATCTAATCCCGTCCATGGATGGAAAATATTCAAAATCAGCATTTCCATCATTTAACCCATAGCCAGCGATCCAAAGGCTGTTTGGGAATTTCGCAAGAATCTGCTCATAATAGATATTATTGAGCGTGAATGGCTTGTAGCTGTAATAGATTGGCTCATAGCCATTTTCTTTGAGAATTTCCATAAAGCGAATACAAGCATCTGTGTTTGCCTGTTTATCTCCACTAGCGTGATCTTCGTAGTCAAGACACAAGTATTTTACTTTTTGAGGCACATTGTCAAGGAAGTAGCGTGCCTCTCGCTCAGCTTCTTCGATGTCACCGCCAAACCATGCGAAATGATAAAATCCAATAGGATTGGATTGCTCAAGTTGAGCAGACAGGCAAGGGTTTAGGTAGTTTGTACTCTCTGAAACCTTTATGATGGTATTTTGTGTGCCCATATCAGCCAAAATACCTGTAATATCGTATCCATTGTGGCTAGATACGTCGATGAATAAGTCGTTTTTTTTCACTTGTTTATTTTCCTTTCCATGCATCATTCATTTGCTTGACCGCTGACTCGACAAATGTATCAAGGTCTTTGTCAGTCATGCTGATGTTATATTTGGCAAGCTCAGCACGGATTTTAGTTCGTGCTTGTTCGAGCTTCTCTTCGCCTTTATATCCAGTTTCAGAAGCGATCTGCTCCACTGCATTGACCGCATTTTTAGCAAGGATTTCAACAATCTTAATAGTCTTTTCTCCACCTTTTTTAATGAGGAAATCCTTAATCGATTTGACTGCGATTCCAGCCAAAATTACAAGGATGCTGATAGCTCCGTTGGTGATAATTTCAGTAATCTGTTGCATTTGTGTTTTCCTCCGCAATTTCTAAATTTAAGTATTTGTTAAATAGGGCATCGATACGCCCATTTCCACCAAGTTTCTTATAGCTCGAGTGCATTTTGTGGATAATGTCCGACTCGTGAACACTTGTATATCCACGCTTGAGAGCGACTGTAATATCACGCTCAAGCCGTAGATACATAGTAGCTAGATGCGCTTCATCATGTACTGCTAGCTTGTTGTTTATCTCGGCTATATTTTGCTTGTTCTCCTCGCCAATATCATGGATAGTGTTCAATTCGCCTTTCAGCTCCTTGAATTGTTCTTGGTTGAGATGACCTGCTTTACTGGCTCGCATACCGAACCAACCAGTAGCGACAACTCCGATTGTGGGAGCAAGTTGAGTGATGGCATGTATCATTTTCTCAATTATTTCAGACCATGACATAAAATCCCCCTTAATCAATCCGTGGCATGACAATTGTCAAAATGCCTTTTTGGAGCATATCAGCAAGAGGTTGCTCTTTGTAAGTATATCCCTCTGATTCCTGCATTTGGAATTTCAGGATTGTTGCCGTATCCTTTGGCCACTTCGGATTCGTATCGTAAGGATAAGGCATCGATACGATATCACCGTTCGTGTAGCGACGGTCCTTGACAAGAGGCTTGATGAACTGCGCAACTTTACTATATGTGTTCGTTGGCATGCCCCCGTTCTGGCCAATAGCTAGAGCAATGAGAACCTCAGTAATAGCCGATACGCTATCGATGTTCTCTTTGTTCGCAGTCAAGTCTGTCTTAGCTTTTGCCAAAGATTGTACTGCTTGTTCAATCTCAGCTTGTGCCTTCGCGATTGCTGAACCTGGGTCCAACTCGGCTTTAATGATATCCAACACTGCTTGAATCAAGACATCCTCTTGCTCAGTTGTACGGTCACCTGCCAGTTCACGCATGTTCGTACTGTAACGAGTCCCATCTGACAGACGGATTTCAACCACGGTCTTGAGATTATCCCCCAAACCACGAGTATAAGGTTTGCCTGCAAGCTCATAGTTATTGATTGCCATTTGTCATTTTTCCTTTCACTTCCTCAAATTTTGCCTTGAGTTTTTCATCCGACTCAATGACCTGCTTCATTTGCTCAAGCTCCATCGCAGTTACTGTATAGAGCGCTTCGAGTGTGGCCGATTGAGTAGCCTCTTTGCCGACCTTTTCACCAAGCGACTTAATCGCTAGACTGCTGATTTGTTTGTCTGTTTCATTCATGCTGTTTTCTCCAATTTTTCTATTTTCTGATTGAGTTCTTGAATAGCCTTGATAAGATAAGGCACAAGAGCAAATGTGTTGTAAGAGTATGCGCCGTCGGGATTTTCAAAAAATGCTTCAGGAGCGAACTCCTGGACATCCTGCGCCATGATACCGCAAGAAATGTCCTCAATTCTTCCATCGTATTCTTTGCGATAGCTGTATGTCTTGAGTTGCTCGATAATATCAAGGCCTGAGACTTGGCTATCTTCGATATTTGACTTGTAGCGACGGTCTGAGATTTCTTTATTCATTGGGATCCAGTCGTAACTTGAATTTTTGCGATAGAGATACAGATAATTATTTGAAGGTTCGATTCTTGAATACTCTGATGATGAAATCCAGTAAGCCCACAATCCTGATTTCGTAACGTAGTAAATATTACCTGTTACTTGAAGATTTCCGTGAATAATCGGGTCGCTCCAGAATTCAGCACGGTTGTAACAAAACATTCGACCATCTTGTCTTACAAACCAAGCGTCATTCCCAGGGCTCCCCCAATTGTCGCCCCAATTCACCCAAAGAGCAGTTCGAGACCAATTAGTATTATTACTACCGCTGCTCATTCCGACAGAGAACTGACTCTGGCCAGTCAGCCAATAAGTCGACGGGTCTTTGTCATGCGTACCAATTTGGAATCCACCGATTTTCCCTTTGTACCCTTCGAGCAATGTTGCAGATACTACTACTGACCTCAATTTGTTGATGAAGGCTTCTTTAGCAGCGAGCGTATCTGTGAAGATATCGCTCGAGACGAACATCCGAGCCATTGCTTGGTCCATAATCAGCTTATCTGCTGTGATAGTCTTAGAACCAATAATCTCAGCGTTCAGCTTAGCAAAATTACCTTCACCCACGAATAGTCGCTTAAAGTAACCATCAATCGCTGTCAGTTCATCAAGTAAGGTCTTGCCTTTCAAGCGAATCTTTTCAGCTTCAATCAAAATTTGATTGTTCGTCGCATTGATTTGCGAAACAATTGCGCCAGCGCTTGTCAGGTTTTGAAATGCGAAAGAACCAGCTAACTGAGTTTGAACTGAGCGAACAGCTTCTAATGTGTCGTTTGGCGCTTGAGTATAATTTGATGCAATTGTTCCACGCTCAACTTTAATCAATCCATCATCGTACATCCGAGCAGATATTTTCACGAAACGAGCTTTTTCTGGAACCGTAACTAAATTCACATTATGCTGCTTACCAGAGACGATTTTGTAGGCATTTTCTCCAGAAAAACGTTCATATATCTTTTTCTTGTATTCGTCGAAAAACTGCCAGACAAACCACGCTTTTCCGTCCGGCTCATTTGATGGAACGGTTACCCAATGTTGAAAGACCATATTTGTTTTAGGTGTGACAGCGATCAGATCCGAAACAATTTCTTTTTTTCTCTGGTCAGCTCCAGCAATACCGCCTTCAAAGGTTAAAAAACCTTTCTCTGATTTTGATGATATGTATAGATTTTCATGAATATCTACTGTTTTACTGATTTCAACTTGGAATAGCTGATTAGTCAAGGCAATCCTTGAGACTTTCTCAGCAATATCAGACTCACTACGACCGATAATGCGCTCATAGAGTTTATTGGTTTCTTTCACTCGCTGAAATTCGACAAGGTCAGCCTTGCTATCAAGCTGCCGTCTCACTTGCTCACTAATTTGTTTCGCTTCTTGAGCTAGCAAACTACCTGCACCAGCGTTTCGCAAGGCTTCGTCTGCCTTTTGCTTGATTTCATTCAAACCAGTGCTGTCAAAATCACGAAAACGCTGGTCGATTGTCTCTGTCAGACTTCGCTTGACCTCTTCTGCTTTGGCTTTAGCTAGTTTTATTTGCTCGTCAAAGTCGTTCTTGATTTTCTCTACTTTCTTGTCAAAGCCTTTGTCAGCTTCTTCAATTTGGTTTTGAATTTGTTTCTCAAATTCGCTGAATTGCTCAATCTTCTTCGTGATCGTTCCTGCGTATTGGTACTGCGCATCATTGCCAGCTTTACTGTCTGCGCTGATACGGCCACGCAGACCGCCCTTAAATGTGAATGATTGACTTAGGATTGGCGACTTGAATGTCTCACCCTTGTTCGTCTTGATGGTTACCCACTGACCAACATCTAGCAGTAAATGACCTTGGTAATTCAAATTGAACGGATAATAGCGGATATCCTTAATTTTGTGATAAAGGTTATCCAAAATCGATTGAGACATGAATAGATTATCCAATTCCAATGATCGACCAGTACGCATACCAACTGCGAGAGTCTCTTTATCTTTCTTACAAGTTATCCCTGCAATCTGATACTGAACTTCACTTTTGGTTAAACCGTGCATGAAATAGCTGTCTGCTGTAATCGTGATGCCTGAGTCAGTTAATTCTTTGATTTCAAGTTTCCCTTCTCGATTAAAGAAACAAGACATCCCGAGCATTTGAGTAGCTAAACTCAAGACGTCTCTGAATGTCATTTTCTTGTCTTTAGGGATATTATCGATTACATAATTCATGGATGTTAAATCCATGTTTTCGTTTGCAAGTACGATTCCCGTTTTTAAGCAGATTTCTTTAATGACTTGTCTAATTTCAGCTGGATAAGTCAAATCTGTGATATGTTCACGATTGAGTTTGAACATCCCATCCATCAAATCAAGCGTAGTTGTATTTCGGTTTCGGTCAATTTCAATGTCGTTGATGAAGTATTCACCCATTTTGACCCATTCGTAGGTTCCGTCTACTAAGAGGCCAATTTCAGGATAAATCTTATCTAACTTATTGAA